AATATTTGCATTTTGAAGAACCGTTATCGGCACATCTACTGGATTATAATCAGAACCCTGTGTCTCCGATGATCTATATGTGGTATCGGAAGCGTTGGTGAAGTCATCATTTGTTGCAGATACTGCGAACTGTATGTTCACACCAATTGGGATTACATGTTCATTCATGTACTCTTCCAAGTATTCGATGTTTATGGCAGTTGTGTCTTGGAAAAATAATGTGACAATGTAATTGCTACCATCAAATACTTCTATCCGAGTTGTGGACGCACCAATTAGGGTGTTACAGAAATACTGTATCGACGCTGGTGTACCCTTGACGTTACAAAATCTATCCGTAACACGATTGAGGAAATTTCTAATATGCTGGGGTTCAATGACCAATTGATCTTTGTTCATTTCAGCCACTAGTTCACTCGAATTAGGTAAGTAATTACTGAGCAGGTATGAAGTCATTTCATTTGGACAGAAATCGAGATCCTTCAGAACCTCGAAATTATTGTCTAAAATATAACGACTGCCATTGGTTGAGTATAGCCAGTTATAGTAGACCTGAAATAGTTGTACTAGATTATTCATTTGTTATCCATGATGGAAGTTGGAATAAAACATTTATTCTATTTGTAGGTAGAACTTGTCCATATGAAGTATTTACTGTTGACGGTGTTAAAGTGACTAAAGAATCAGGATTACTATATCCTAATTCATTTGTACCCTTCACCATGGTTACTGATTGACTTTTTCCTATCGATGGACCTATTTCGGTCTCAACATCCAAAACTTGCCCATCGACTGAATTACTTGGACCCGTACTATAGCTTGTAAATTTTTTATTCAAATCTTCTGCGATGGATAGGAGTCTATTTTCTGATGAATTTTCTCCACCATCAAGCTGTATTGCGTTATATAAAGATAGCACGATTAATTGGCTCCTATAATCTTGGGATTGACTAGAAGCTCCTGTGTTGCCTTTATTTCACCCGGTGTATAATTTAAGCTAATACCTGCAACTGTGGTATATTTTGCAGGGTCAAGCGCAAATCTACCTTCGTTTGTTGTTCCAAGAACATTATTACTTACTGTAACACCACCTGCAAATATGAGACCAGAAGATGCGGAAATGCCAGCAGTAGTAAAACCACTAGCTGTATTTAGAGTTATGCTGAAAGTGGTTCCTGAAGTCGTGTAATCAATTCTATTTTTGAAATCGAATTTTCCTGATAATTCACCAGAGGAACCAGCCTGAATATTAGGGATTCGTGTGGTTTCTAAATTGATAACCGAGGAGTTTAAATTATTACTGAATGTCTGATTAAATCCTCTACCATACGCAGCAGCAAAGTCACTTACAGGTTCGTTGCTCGTAAAGGTAATATCAACCTCTAATGGCTCTCTATACTGAAGTGTCAAACCAACTAAGATTTCATCAGCAAAATCATTGATTATTTGTTCAGGTACTTGACTAGTAGTTTTTACAGAATCTCCAGCACCACCAATAAGAGAATCGTCAAAGAGTGAAAAGAGGACTTTACCGTCAACTTCTTCTGCTGCCGCACCACTTCCGTATACTGAAATATTTCTTTTTGGATCTGTAGAGTTTATTGAAATTAGACCCTTGTTCAAAATTTCTGTTTCATAGTCAGATATGGAAACTAATCTACCACCACCAACAAAATTTCTTGGTGCTGCAAATTTAATTAGATTAAGATTTGGTGCATCATAACCACCCAAGGCCTTTGTAGAGGAATTGGTAATATTGATCGAAGTGCCTAGACCAGTAAAACTTGTTGATGAATTGGCTCCAGACCCTGACGTGGTTAAGTAGGAAACGTAAACAATTTCAGTGTCTTTTACTACCCTACCAACAGGACTTCCTTCGGTTCCAGAGGGAGCACCAAAGAATATACGGTAACCATCATTTGTGGATTCAATGTAATAAACTCTGCTTCCTGTAGAAAGACTTGAGTTTGTATTAGTTACTCTGGTATATTCTTTTACTCCGTCAGATTCCCCAACTCTAACTGTGATTGTAGCAGGATCTATTTTCTTGTTGTTTATATTGAATCTTTGATTTAAATAATCAACTGTCATAGGAGCATTAATAACAATAGATGATGCTTGAAAAAAGCGATGATCTTTTGTTTGACCCGGTTCAATTATATCATCGGCAACATCATCATCATTTAATTGATTGATGTAGACAAAATTATAATTTGTACCATTCTTTGAAGCAGAAACTGTTGTTGCATATGGTATTAATCTAAATGCTGTTGTTCCTGTATTATTCAATGATAGAGTAGCAGAGGCACAGTTTCTATGTGCAACTGTATATCCAAGTGGCTTTGATAAAGAGATCAAACTTTCTGTTCTCTGTGCAGAGTCCATGAATGATTCATTCATAAGCATGTTTGAGTAAAATGCATAGTAAAGGGTATTATATGAAAGTAGGTCCAATATGGTGTTAGCAATCGAACCATCAAAGTCTATGTCTAGGTCGTTGTCTGAGTTCTGCACAAAAGACTTTAAATTAGCCTTTATCTCATCAAAATTTAAACTTCCTAATTGTATTGGTGTATTAGCCATTTTAGTTTCCTTCTATCATGAGTTGCAAACTGTCAGATTGCGGGTTTGGTGTCCCAGTTTTTATAGTGTATTTTACTTCGAGCTTTATCACACCATCATCTTTTACTGTTTCATAATTCGTAATTACCATGTCATTGAAAATTACTCTTGGTTCATATCTATTTATGAGTTCTTTAGCCCTTTGTTTTATGAAGAGAAATTTAGAAGATAATACATCGACATCAAATAGTAGCCGTTCCAGACCAACTCCCACTGGAGCCGATGAGAACGGTCTCTCATTTTCTTTAGTTACTAATATATTTGTTAATGACTGTCTTATGGCATTAGCATCAGTGCTAACAGAAATATCTCCAGTGAAGCTGTTTCTGTCGAGGCTTAGATTTAAGTCTTTGTATTTACTCATTACTCTGGCTCATCTATCTTTGAATCCCGGATTAGTGTTACAATCATCTTGTAGTTCTGAAGCGAAGCTATGGCATGTCTGATACCTGCTATCATCCAACACCCAGAATATTCCTCTGATAATGCACTCCCGTCACTGGGTATGTTGATAAACTCACCAACACGAAGATTTAGGTTTCCGGGTACAATACAAACAGCCTGCTGTGCAGTATATAGGTTTACCAGAGCGTTCCGATATAATGGAACTTCCTTGGGTGTATCCCAGAATGTTGAGTAGGTTCTTAGTGCTCTAAATGTGCTATAATAGTCTTTACCATGACAAGTAACTCCGCAGCTACTTTCCACAGACTCTGGATCTAGAACGTAAAAACCATCTTTATCATACTCACCAAAGCAGCCACCTACCTGTGATTTTGCCCATTCCATTTCCTCATCAGTTGGTTCACGGAAAAGTGGAACTGCTGATGTCATGATTGGTCCGTTTG